GTAGGTTTAGCTGACCAATCTAGGGGTGGTTTTTGGGCTGGAATGATGATTGTTTCAGCTCTTAGTACCCTAGTTGGTTGGGCAATTCATTGGTTTAATGGCAAATGAAGTGCTATCAAAGCCGAACAATGTGGTTTTCAGTAGCCTTAGTTGTTTTTGGTGCTGTACTTGAATATTTGCCCTATGTTCAGTCAATTATTGACCCTAAATACTACGGAGCTATTTTTGCTGTAATAGGCATAATTGTGGCTCTATTGCGTTATATCACTAAAGAGCCTATTAACCCATGAACATGATTGCAATCTACGCTATGGTCGCTATTAGCCTATTTTGTGGTGGTTTTGTAAGCGGTTGCCAATATCAACAAAGTAAAGCTGAAAAGACTATTAGAGATAAAGAACATCAATACCAATCGGATGCTGATTCTATAAGGATAAAAAAAGATGCTCAAATCAAAGTTATTAATACTCTGCTTGTTGATGCCATTAGCAGCTTGCGTAGCCGTTCCAGTCGTACCTCAGAAGCCAGTAATGGACAAACAAGACAAGGCTGTAATGGAAGCCAACTTTACGCAGAGGACAGCATCTTTCTTGTCAGGGAAGCTGCTAGAGCCGATACAATAAGAATAGCCTTGCAAGCCTGCTATGACCAATATGAGTCTTTAAAATGACCGATAGAAATGCTACTTCTTTAGCATGGTATTACGCTAACAAGGAACGAATCCTTGCTTACAAAAAAGAGTATTACCAAAAAACTAAAGAAAAACGACTTGTTACAAGTTCTGAATACAGAAAAAACAATCCTCAAAAAGTTTTTGAAATAAACAAAGAATGGCGATTAAAAAATACGGCTGCAATAAACGCAAAAAATCGTACAAGACGAGCATCTAAAAACCATAGAACTCCAGCATGGCTTACTGATATTGACTATGAACGCATACAAAATGAATACAAACTTGCCTATATTTTAAGCAAAGTAACTGGTGAAAAATGGGAAGTAGACCATGTAATACCTTTACAAGGTGAATTTGTATCAGGACTTCATGTACCTAGTAATCTTAGAGCTATTTCAGCTTTTGATAATAGGTCAAAACACAATAGATACGATGCGATTAAATAATGGCTCAGATAACGCTTGAAAAGCTCAATTCTTTAGGTATTGATTCTAAGTGGTTAGACGGTTTAAATGACTGTTTTGACAAATACGACATTAATACGCCTCAAAGACAAGCGTGTTTCCTAGCTCAAGTTATGCATGAAAGTAACTCGTTTAAGACCCTATCCGAGAATCTTAATTATTCTGCTGCTGCGTTGATGAGAACATGGCCTAGCAGATTTCCTGATTTAGCAACCGCAGAACAATATGCCAATAATCCTGAAAAAATAGCCAATAAGGTCTATGCAGGTCGTATGGGCAATATTGAAGAAGGTGATGGTTGGAAGTTTCATGGTCGTGGATTAATCCAACTGACAGGCAGAGAAAACTATGGAAACTTTGGACTTAATGCTTCTGTGGATGTTCTTAGTAATCCTGATTTGTTGCTTACTCCTGAATATGCGTGTTTAAGTGCATCTTGGTACTGGAACAAGCGAAATCTAAACCAATTAGCTGACAACATGGATATTGAAGGCATCACCAAAAAGATTAATGGTGGTACTTTAGGTTTAGAAGATAGGATTGCTAGAACTCAGAAAGTCTTAGCAATCCTACGCAACGGTTAAGGCGGTTAGGCAGACTTCAAAGGATGTAGCAAGTAGAAATTTTTTCTGCCTTCCTATCTACGAGTAGCAGCTACCAAATTTGCGCCTTACTTTGATAACCCTGATGCAAGCCTATTTGCTTTAAACAAAAAGTCATTTCTGACCGTAGACGGTGCAACCCAACCGTAGGCTTTCCAAATCTTTTGAACATCACTACCTGATGAATACTTAAAAGTGCTTTTAGAAGCTATTGCTAGTTTTTCGTTTTCCACAGTTTCCTCTACAGTAAAAGTAAATGAACCATCTTTTTCCGTATAAATGCCAAAAAAAGGTATTGGATGCTCTAATTCAGATAATGTAAAAGTTGCCATATTTTCTCCTAAACAGTTGATTTTTCAATAAAACGGTTATTAGCTTGGTTAGTGCGCCAAATATCGACTCTAAGCTGTGCGCCAATGAGTTGATACCTGAGTGTCTCCTCTACCTCAATCGCTTCTCTAAGACCCCTTAAAAGCTCTTGGTACTCGGTTCTAGCATAAGCATCTCTTTCTTGTGCTGCCATAGTCTCAACTCCTGCACAAAAAGCCTCTTGCATAAGCAATGCTTTTTTTGACTTACGAAACTCCTCTAGGTAGATTCTTTCTGATTTCGCCTTTGCGAATAATTTAGCGTTTTTAAGTAAAAAGTCTACTGCTTGGTTTGGGTTTATATCTTCCATAAGTTCCTCAATTTAACGAATTTTTAATAGTTTCTAAAACTTCTTGTTTTTCTTTTAGCACCAGCTCTGCATTAGATTGCTGCATTGTCATTAATTCTAGGTATAAACCCTTATCTGATTTCAGCTCTGAATACAGTTCCAGCAGCTCATCACCATTTTTAACAATCTGTCTTGGGTGTATGTTGTAACCACTTAAATCTATGGTTCTTTGGCAACGATAGTCATATACCATCAAAGTGTTATTCATTAAACATTCATAAAAACGGTTTGCCATAAAAGCGTAGTTTTCATGGGTATGCTCATCTTCAAAGTAGATTGAAAGCATAAAATCTTTAAGTCTCATACCAACTGGTTCAAACAAATCGCACTTAGAACCATCCCAAACTAGCTTTTCTATGAATTTAGCGGTAATACCAGCAGATTGGTATTTCAGGTGATTTCTACGGTTTGAGCTAAGTCTATAGCTGACATTGTTGTAGTCTTTCATGTCTTTAATACGGTTCTTTCTAAATGTTCCGTAATACAGAATCTCGTCTTTAGACTGATTGTTTTTGGTTTCTAGGTACTTATTCTCATCAAATACCAATGTATTAAGATTGACCGTATACCAATTATTAATCCAATCGTTTAAGGTCTTTTCATTGACTTTTTTCTTTAGAATCCAATCCCTATAACCTGAACGAGGATTGTTGCAAATCATGTCGTACTGTTTGCTGTATTTGATAGTCCATTTTCTGAGCAAAATGTTATCTTCAACATCGTGGTCATTCATCATCCAAAAGATTTTAGCTTCAGGATTACGGTCAAGAATCTCCAAATAAGCGTTGTATTTCATGTATGGCGATGCGTAAACGCAGATGATTGCATCATAGGACTTGTCTATAACGCTAGGAATATGCTCTGCATGACTGATGAAATCGCAGCCTAAGTAATCTTTTAAAATCACAGCGTTTTTTACATGAACCATTGTGTAATTGGACTTAATTTCACGCTTTTCACAAGACTCAATGATTAGAGTTCTCAAAATGGCGCATCCTCAAAGACAATCTTGACTTTTGGAGTCTTGACTTTAACAAAGCTCCAGCCGTTCCGAATCGCACAAATCTCCTTAGCTTCATGCAAAGAACGCACTTTACGCATTAATTCACCTGATTCATCGTATATGTAATATCTAAACATCACTTTCCCCTTTTATCTCTAAATTCCTGAATAAACTTACGCATTTCCTGATAACTGTTAAATCTTGACTGAGTTGGGTCTCCACCGCATTCTGTACGGTAAGCAGCCTCAATTTGAGCATCTGTACCTAAAGGCATGAGCTTTTCTTCAGGAGCTTGTTCAATAACAACTTCATCTAGCCAATGCTGACCTTTTAACCAACGCTCAGGGTCTTTTCTGAACTTGTTGTCAGGTTTGGCTGTCTTATCAGCTTTAGCTCTAGCAACAACGGTTTCTAACATTCCTTCTACAAACTTGATTTTTGACCAAGCCTTTAATGAGTTCGGTTTTCCTACTTTTTTATCATAAGCATCCCAAAATAAATCAAAGCCGATAGGCGTAATGTTTTTTATTGGTTTATGGTTATTGGTTATTGGTTCTTGGTTAGCATACCGAATGGATTGCGTTGGCAATGCGTTCGCATAAGAATCCTTATTCTTATTAGTCCAACGAACCATTGCTGATGCTCTAGCCTTATCCGATTTACCATGATATTGAGCAATAACATCATCACAACGCTTATGTATATAACCGCTTTCCGTAAGCTCAAAGAAGTCAGTAAGCACATTTTGTAGCGATTGCTGTTCTTCCGCAGTCCGAACGCTATGCGAACGCATTAGTTTCGCAAGATCATTGCTTAAAGGAATCTCATCAAGGTAATAGCTATCAAGCAACTGACGGTAAATACCATGTTCTAACAAGGTTAAATGCGATGTATCTTTCCGATAATCCGCTATGTTATGGGGATAGTAGTGCATCTCAATCCTTTGCAAAAATGTCAGGTCTAAGCATTTCTCTAGTAATTCGACCTTCTGACAGCTCCTCAATTTTGCGAATATGTTTAATAGGAATGTTGGTACGAGATTTCCATTGATAAATAGCGGTTTCCCTTATACCTAATAGCATTGCAAGACGGTAAAGAGTCCCAAATTCGGTCTTTAATTCCGTAAAAATGTCCATAAATTCTCCTTTTGTTGTGTTACTATACCACATAGTATCACAATCAATACTAGGGAATGTACCTATAAAATAATTGATAAAAAGTGTTGACAAGTGGTTTTTATAGGATTAAAGTGGAGTCTAGTTCAACAAAAGGAGTAAGTGATGAAATGGATTAAAGACCAAACTACTGGAGAACATCAGCTTCAATTAGACAATGGTTTTTATGCAGTCATACCAACGGCAGTTGGAGATTGGTATGCTGGTTTTCAAAAATACGATGAAATTTGTTTAGAACAAAATAATGGTAATGATGTTATGTATTTTGATTCTTGGCAGCAAGCTCGTAAATGGTGTGAAACTCAAATTTAAAATTAATAAAAGGAATAAGTGATGAAAACAACAATTATTGATTGGGTAGGCGTAATTTTTTTAGGCACTTTATTGGGCGTGATGTTTGCGTTGGGTGTTTAACATGATGAACAGACATGATGCCTACTACGAACCTGATGATTCCAATGACAGTTCCGATGAGATTGAGGAGCGCACATGGGAACTACTAAAAATCGGTGGCAAATTTGATTACCGCACTTCAGGAGCTATTTCAGAAGCTCTTAGTGAAATGAGCATTAATACATCCCAAGCATTACAGGATGTAATTGATACAGGCGATTATGAAGCGATTGGTCGCAAAGTAGTGATGATGGCTATGGACTACATGGAAAACCATGCTAGAAATGTAGCTGAATTTGAAATTAATGATTAAGGAGCAAGTGATGAGTAAATACCTAGAATTACGCAAAATCAATGTAAACGAGCATACCGAAAAGAAAGGTAAATTTACTTACCTGTCTTGGGCTTGGGCAGTAGACCAACTGCTACAAGCTGACCCAATGGCAACTTGGGAATATCAAGCACCTATGCAGTTTGGTGAAACTTTGATGGTCTTTTGCACAGTATCCGCTTTTGGCAAAACCATGACTTCACAGTTACCTGTCTTAAACGCACAAAACAAAGCTATTGTTAATCCTGATGCGTTTGCGGTAAATACAGCTATGCAGCGTTGTCTAGCTAAAGCTATAGCACTTCATGGTATTGGTCTATACATCTACGCTGGTGAAGATATACCCAACGAAGAACCAATAGATATTACCGAGCTGATGACTATTTGGACTGAACGCATCCTACAAGCTAAAGACATGGAAGGCTTAAAAGCTGCCTACACCTTGGCTTATGAAGATGTAAAGAAAGACAAGTCTGCTATAGCTCAAATCTCTAAAATTAAAGATATTCGTAAAGGTGAACTAATGGCGGTGCAGTCATGATTGAACAGGGAACTGATGAATGGTTAGAGCTACGCAGAGGCAAAGTAACCGCTTCTAGGGTAGCTGACATATTGGCTAAGACAAAATCAGGAGCTTCAGCTAGTAGACAAAACTATCTGATTGAGCTTGCCTTGCAAAGAACCACCAAGACCATTGAACAATCATATACCAACGCTGCTATGGAATGGGGTACTGCTACAGAACCCCAAGCTAGGGTAGCTTACGAGGTCGCTACGCACAATTTTGTAGACCAAGTACCGTTTGTAGACCATTCTACGATTAAAGGCTTTGGGTGCAGTCCTGATGGTTTGGTAGGTGAAGGATTGATTGAGATTAAATGTCCTAACTCAGCAACTCATTGGGAATACTTTAAAGCTAAAGAACCACCTAAGAAATACTTTATTCAGATGCAAGCACAAATGGCGGTTACAGGTGCTAAATGGTGCGATTTCGTTAGTTTTGACCCAAGAATGCCTGAGCGTAGCCAACTGCTAATCGTTAATGTACCTAGAGACAATGCCTTTATTGCAGAAATGGAAGCAGAAATTAAGCAGTTTTTAAGTGAAGTAGAAGTGGAAGTTAATTTAATGGAGAATCAATAATGGCTATAACTCATTTTGTAAAAGCAGCAGTATCCGAATATGAAGATAAAACCGATGGAAAGATGAAGAAACGCTATCAAACCATTGGCGTAATCATGGAAACCAAGCATGGATTAATGCTAAAGCTAGAAACATTACCTTTATTCTCATTGAAAGAAGGTGGTCTATTAGCCTACCTAAATCCACCTGAAGATAAAGCTATTCCAACTCAACAAGTTTCTAAGGAGTTCATAAACGATGTGCCATTCTAAACTATTGATTTTATTGGCTTTTTGTGGTACTTCACAGGCTCAAACCTATGTTATTACCAATCCTCAAGGCTATACGCAAGGAACAATACAGGTTCAAGGTAATCAAGCACAGGTCGTTAATAACGCTGGTTACACAACGCAAAACTTGACTATTTACCCTAATCAAGTTGTAGCTCCTAGCGGATATGCAGTTGGAACACCTAGCTATACCGTTCCATCAAGCCCATCATCACCACCTAGTCCTAGAGTACTCCAATGAACGCAAACGACTTAGCTGACCGCTTAGAAGAGTTTTATACAGGTACGCATATTCAAAAAGCTGCTGAAGTATTACGCCAACAACAAATCGAAATTGATGAGTTAAGAAAGCAGCTAAAGTCGGCTTGTTCTAAATTAATGAGTATTAATTTAAAGGCAAAATATGATTGATTACGCATTACCTTTAGTAGTTTTACGCAGACTGACTAACGAGTACGAGACGGCTATGCTCAAACGCCAATATGATAAAGCCTATCAAATTGGTTCTGACATGGTAGAAATGACCCTTAAACTACAAGACCTTTCAAATGACAAAAATAGTGCTGACAGGAGCTGAAATACAAATAGCTTCAATGGTAGGAGTCCAAAGACAACTTGAGGACATTAAATGGGAAAACCACGAAAAATTAGGTGAAAAGAAAGAGTTGGCGTGGCAAAGACATATTGAAGGCGCATTATCAGAATGTGCTTTAGCCAAGCATCTAGGCGTTTACTGGAACAAAAAACCACATAATGAACCTGATGTAGGCGTTGTAGATGTACGAGCTACACATTACGCAACTGGTAGACTACGCATAGACCCTAAAGACAAAGATGACAAGAAGTTCTATTTGCTGACAGGTTTAAACGGTACTTATATTATTCGTGGATGGATGTATGGAAAAGACGGAAAACAAGAAAAGTATTGGACAAGTCCTGACCCTAATAGACCACCATGCTATTGGATTCCACAATCAGACCTAAGAAATGACTAAAACGGAGAAACAGCACTATGCTAACTTGGCTCGATTGGGCTGCGTGTTGTGCGCCTATCTTGGATACGATACCGAAGGACAAGGAGTTGAGCTGCACCATGTCAGAAGATTCGGTCAAAAGCGTAGCCTCAGTCCCTGCTTACCTTTATGTACCGAGCATCATCGAGGAAATACAGGTGTACATGGATACGGAGCAAAGCGGTTTGAGCGTGAATATGCCGTATCTTTCGAGGAGCTGCTGCAAAAAGTGGAAGATAGACTAAATGCTAGTGCTTAATCTGCCATTACCACCATCGGTGAATCACTATTGGGGAACTCATGGTCATAGACGATATGTTTCTAAAGCTGGAGTTGTATTCAAAGAACAAGTATCAGATTATGTAGCTGAATATTCAGTACCAAAGCTCGGAACTGCAAGATTACAAATGCAAGTAACGCTATATCCTAGAGACCGTAGAAAACAAGATATTGATAATAGAATCAAGGCTTTATGGGATGCACTAGCCGATGCTGGAGTATTTGATAATGATGAACAAATAGATATACTAATGATTCAACGAGGCGAATTAAAAAAAGGTGGTGGTTGTCTTGTTTATATTGATATAATTGACGAAAAGCAAAGCCCTTAAAGGTCGGTAAACCAATAAGGGCTTTTAGCCAAACTGCTTGTGAAGGAGTATTTTGGCTAAGTTAATTTTATCTCAAAAGGATTGAACATGAATGAAAATGTTGCTTTATTCGTTGCTACTTTGTTCCATAGTGGTACAAATGCTCATTTCTTTCATCTTTCAACCAATTCTTACGCACAGCATAAGGCTTTGGGCAACTTCTATGAATCTATCATAGAACTTGCAGATGACTACGCAGAAGCATATATGGGTCGTTATCAGCAAATAAAGACATTCCCTAGCACTTATCATTTACCAAAAGAACCAGTTGGCTATCTAGAATCTTTAAAGTCTTTTGTAGACGAAGCCAATAAAGACCTACCTAAAAACCAAGAGTTAATTAATATCGTAGCTGAAATACAGCAACTGATTGATTCAACCCTATACAAGCTACGCTTTCTTAAATAATGCAGCTCGTAGGCTTATCTGCTCTTGAGTACGATGAGCAATACTATGCAGAACATAAGGATGCCAACCTTGATTATTTAGGTTTTGGTTATTGGCAAGAAGAATACGCCAAAATGGTATCTCAGGGTTTACCCCAAGATGCCATAGTGTTTGATGGTGGTTGTGCTTGTGGTTCAATACTTCAAGGCTTTAAAAAGCTAGGATTTAAGACCATCGGCATGGATTTATCGGCTTATATGATTGAGCTAGGAACTGAGCATTTTGACAACGATGAACTCATTTGTGGTTCACTTGCCAAAATACCATTGGATGACAACTCTGTAGATTTGGTTCATTCAGCTCAAGTGCTAGAACATATACCGCAAGAACTCATGAACGACATTATCTCTGAGTTTGAACGCATACTTAAACCCAATGGGCGTATGTTCCTATGTCTAGATGCAGTAAGAGACGGTGAAACCAAAGAAATGTATATGGGTGACCCAACTCATGTAAACATTCAACCGATTGAATATTGGGCTAAATTAATTAAAAAAGGCAATTTGCTTTTTGATGTTCAGCGTTATAATAATTTTGTGCGTTCTGAGTATAGACCTACGCAAGAAGTAGATGCTAACTTCTTTGAGGCTTATCCTTATTGGAGCGTATTTACTTTAATCAAGGAATAATCATGCCTTTAGACAAATCAGGTACTGAAAAATCAGTAGGAACTAATCTGAAACGCCTTAAAAAAGAAGGTGTCAAACCTAAACAGGCAATCGCTATTGCGCTAAATGTAGAGCGTGATAATGCTAAAGGCAGTCGTAAAGCTAAACTAGAAGAAGCCTATGGTCGCTTTCTAGGTAAAAGGGAAGCCGAATAATGAAACACATGACAAGAAGCTATCCACCTGAAAATGCAATGCTCAGACCACATAAAGAGTCTACGCTAGAGAAAGCTCAAGCTAAACGAGATAATAAGAAAGCTCCTACAGAACTAGCAGTAGGTGGCAAAGGCGAAATGCTTAACCGTAAGAACAATGAACGCTTAAAGCGCAAACAAGCATTAATGGATGCAATGAACAAGGTTCATGACCCTGACTTTGTGCAATAACTATGCCTACATTATCGGATTTGCTTAGAGAAGGTTATGTTCCACCTACGGAATCAGCACTTGCTGACCCTATAAAAAAGCATTTTCGCAATTTGCCACAAACAACAGCAGAAAACCTTGCAAAACAACGCCAAAACATAGATGCTGCGTTGCAAATGACACCTCAAGGTATACAAGTAGCTGACCAAAGTGCTTTTAATAGCTTTATGAATGAAGTACCTAATGTAGCTGCATTAACAGCATGGCATGGTACTCCACACAAGATTCAAGGTGCATTTGACATAAAAAAAGTAGGTACTGGTGAAGGTAATCAATCTTTTGGTCATGGTATGTATTTTGCTGAAAATCCTAATGTAGCAAAGCAATATCAAGCTGCTTTAAGTGATACTAAATACAAAGTTGGAGAAAGAGAATTAAAAGGAAATGAGGCTTGGGCTGCACAGTTTTTGCATGATTTTCAAGATGATGCGCTTCCAAAGCGTATTGATGTAAATACTGCTGTTAAAAAAGCTGAAGAATTATTAAAACATGGCGAAACAAAAGCAGAAATTATTAACAACATTAAAGCGTTAGATAAATCAGGTTTAACCGTAGAAAACGGTAATTTATATAAAGTAGATATACCTGATGAACATATAGCAACAATGCTAGATTGGGATAAACCGATTAGTAAGCAATCAGAATTGGTGCAATCTGTAGCAAACGAACTTTTGCCAAAAATTAAACAAACAAGTCCTTATTTAGATTTAAGCAAAGCAACAGGTGGTGATTTTTATAGAGCATATACACGCCATAGAGGAAATTATCCTGATTTTGCAAGCGAAGGATTGCACGAAGCTGGAATAAAAGGCATTAAATACAAAGACGAAAAAAGTCGCTACGATTGGGTTTATAGTGGTGATCCTGCTTATACTCATGCTGGAAACAGTTTTAAAGAATCAGGATATACGCCAAAACAAGCATTAGAAGGCATGAAAAAAGCATATAAAGATGCTAGTAATGAAGAATTACAAAACGCTATTAATGATGCTTATGGAATAGTTCCAGCTAAAACTCATAACTTTGTAGTATTTGACCCATCTACAGTAAAGATACTAGAAGAAAACAGTAAACCAGTTAGTCGTAAAGCATTACTTGAAGAACAAGTAAACAAGTTAAAAGACTGATATACTAAAACCCTTATATATCAAACACTTGAGAATATATGGATAAAAAACTGTCGAAATCTGACGATGTAAGGCATAAAAACCTTAATAGAGCAGGTAGAAAAGCTGGAATACCTAACAAAGTAACCCAAGAGTTTAGGGTTACGGTTAAAAATTTGTTAGAAGATAATGCTGAAAATGTAGCCTTATGGTTAGGTCAAGTAGCTCAAGATGACCCCAAAGGTGCATTGGATATGCTTACTAAACTAGCTGAATTTGCATCACCTAAGTTGGCTAGAAGCGAACTGGTAGGTGATAAAGACAATCCATTAACTGTTCAGCTTATACAGTTTTGAGTACCGTAAAACTGCCTAATAACTGGATTCCAAGGGATTATCAGTTACCAGCATGGAGATACTTACAATCAGGTGGTAAACACGCTGAACTGGTTTGGCATCGTAGGTCGGGAAAAGACGAACTTTCATTGCACCGCACTTCAGTTGCTTCATTTGAACGAGTAGCACAGTACTGGTATATGCTTCCTGAGTACAGTCAAGCTCGTAAAGCTATTTGGGATGCTATCAATCCACATACAGGTAAAAAGCGCATAGATGAGGCATTTCCTCATGAATTGCGTAGTAATGTGCGTAACGATGAAATGAAGATTACGCTAAAGAACGGTTCAATGTTTCAGGTAGTAGGCTCAGATGACCCATCAAAGCTCGTAGGTTCACCACCAGCAGGTATCGTCTACTCGGAATGGGCATTGTCTAATCCAGCGACTAGAGCGTATCTAAGACCGATTCTGATGGAAAACAATGGATGGCAGATATTTAACACTACTCCAAGGGGTAGGAATCATGCCTATACAACACTACAAGCAGCAAGGGAAAATCCTGCGTATTTCGCTCAAGTCTTAGATGCTACACAGACAGGTATCTTTACTCCAGCTCAGTTAGATGCCGAACTAAACAACTATATTGCTGACTTTGGCGAAGATTACGGTAGGTCTAAATTCGAACAGGAGTACCTATGTTCATTTGATGCTGCCAACCTGGGGGCTATCCTGGCACGCCAAATTACAATAAGTGAACGAAAAGACAAGATTTCAGACGATGTTTGTTTTGACCCTGATGGTCAGCCATTACAGATAAGCGTAGACATAGGTAGACGAGACACAGCTACATGGTGGTTTTGGCAACCTGTTATTGGTGGTTATAACATCGTTGATTACGACTCAGGCTTTGGTATTGATGCAGAGGAATGGGCGCATAGAATACATAAGAAGCTATGTCAGTACGAACTAAGCGGTAAACGCAGTCCATTAGGCTGTATTTGGTTGCCACATGATGCTAGAACCAAGACATTCTCAGCTAAAGAATCAGCGATTGAGATATTTCTCAAGTTCTTTGGTAATGACAAATGCGATATAACGCCTCAAACATCTATTGCTGACCGCATAAACGCTGCAAGAGTAGTCATTCCTAGAGTCAGGTTCAATAAAACCAACTGCAAGGTAGGTTTAGATGGTCTCAGAGCGTGGAGCTATGCTTACAACGATGTAACCAAGACATTCGGTCAAGCTCCATTACATGATTGGGCTAGTCATGACGGTGACGGATTCTCATACGGTTGTCAGATTATGCAAATGGCATCTCCGCTACCACCACCGATTGAAGAAATGAAGGCAATCATGGTAGGAGACACAAAAGTTAGTTTGAACGATTTATGGAAAGATACTAAAATTCGCACCAATACTCGGATTTAATTGTAAAATAAGCTAACATTTCGCCAAAATCTTCAACTTTAGGGCAACATTATGGCAAACGACCAAGCAACAGTTAATCACACATACGAAGATTGGTACAAAACCATCATGTCCTATGAACGGACATTTAAACGATGGGAAGCTAGAGTAGACCGAATCATTAAGAAATACAAAGATGACAGTCGTTATGACCGTAATCCTAATGCTAGATTTAATATTCTTTGGTCAAATGTACAAACTATTCAACCTGCTATATTTGCTAGACTTCCAAGACCTGATGTAAGCCGTAGATTTAGGGACAATGACCCAATCGGCAGAGTAGCCTCAATGATGCTTGAACGAGCTTTAGAGTTCGAGATTGAGCATTATGGTGACTACAAATCAGCTATGAACAACTCAGTTTTAGACCGCTTATTGGGTGGTCGTGGTGTAGCTTGGGTTCGTTATGAGCCACACTTTGCAGACGATGTTGAAGGAGAACCTGAAGATGGATTCCAAGTTACCGAAGATTCAGATGAAGCAGAGACACCTGAAGGTGAAGCCAATGAATCGCCTGAACGCATTGAGTATGAATGTGCGCCTGTTGATTACTGTCATTGGCGTGAATTTGGTCATTCGCCAAGTGCTAGAACATGGGAAGAAGTCACTTGCGTATGGCGCAAGGTCTATATTC